GAAAGTATAAACTTTCATCATAAAAAGCAAAACAAGGTTCATCAAATCCAAGTTGCTTTAACGCTAAAGCAAGTTCGTAGGGTACAAATTCTTTGTTCATCTCTGTTTGTTGTTTATTGTTTGTCATTGCTCACCTCCTCCGTAGGTTAATGGTACTTCAATTACCTGCACTCCGCAATGGTCTGCGTTATCCCATAAAGTAGAATCATCACAATTTAGAATCTCTAATAGATGCCTTGCTTCTTCTTCCGTTGTTTCTTTGGTATTGTAGATGATAAGGGTTCTTTTTTTACCAACGGGTGCTAAATTCATAAGATGTTTCTTAATTATTGATTCGTGAAATTTTTCTGGGTAATTTTTAAGGTAATCTTTAATCGCATCAGCGGTGTTTATTAGTTGTTCTTCTGTGTATAGTTTCATTGCCGTTTGTTGTTTATTGTTTGTCATTTGCGTTTGCGTTTTGGTTTCTGCTCATCATCGGCAAGTTGTGCCAACTCCAATGCTTTTTGGTCTGCCCATATCAAAAGTGAGAACACCGACTCAATCACACAAGTTGAGCAGTTGGGAACATTGCGACCAAATATCTCACGATGTACATTTTGAAGTTGTGCGGATTGCTCAGGCGTTAATTGGAACACGAGTGTCTTTTTGTAGATCTCGTATGCCGGGCGAAGTGACTGGATGAATTCTATCATATTTTTGTTTCAAGGAGTGCAACAATTACGGTTGCGATGGATGCGTACAAGATACCAACAAATCCGTAGGTGTATATAAAAAAAGACAATCCAAGCCACCACGACAAACAAAAAGCACAGTCAAGTGGTTTCATTCGTTTCCACTTGGAGTAGTCGCTTCCGTAGAGATAGCGTTTCAACAAGTCAGCTGGTTTGCCGAAGTTGACGATGATGATGCTTAGACAAGCAATTCCAATTATTTCGTTGTACATCTTTCTTTCATTAGTTTTACTACACGCAGAATCTCCCTGACTGAAATATCCGTTTGACGATGGATTGCCCTTGCTGACATTCCACTGCACCACAACTTGAATAACTCACGTTCATAGAAATATGCTGATTCAGTTACCTGGTTTATTTTGTTGATTCGGTTTGACTCAATTTGTTCTTCTTGCTCTCGCTCAACGAATAGGTCGGGTTCTTCGGGGAAGTCCAGCTCATACACATCGTAGTGGTCATAGATGCGAGATCCACCGAAGGGATGCCTGTTGCCGTTGATACAAAGGTACAAAGTGCGGATTGCCCAAAACTGGAGATATCCCTCTCGGTGCAACTTCTCAACATAGTCATCAGGTTTTTCAAGGATGGTTAAAAAAAAATATTGGTATAGTTCGTTGGCAAGTTCGTTGTTCTTAGCGATGTTCTTCGTTGCTTTCCTCAGCCATTCGGCTTTGGATAACTCCAATATGATGTCCGTTTTTGTCAAACTTTCTTTTCAATAATGCAAATATAACCATCTTTTTCGTATTTCTTCTTGATGCGTAACGCTTCCTCCTCAGATTGGACTATACTGATTGACGAGCTTAGACCTTTCGTGCAAATGCAAACCCAGTAAGGATAAAGATTCGACATATAATTTGTTGGTTGTTCGGTCATATTCTACAAGAGATTCATAAACTTGCACGGAGTTGATGATGGTTGAGTGATCACGGTGAAGAATCTTGCCGATGGAAAGATAGGTCATCTTCAAATGCTTTCTACATAAATAGCAAAACAAGTGCCGAGCATCCATAATGTTTTGAGTGCGAACCTTATCGATGATTGCATCAGGTGTGACATCGTACACGATTGCAACCACTCGCATCGCTTCAGTCCACTCGGCATCTATCTCGTTGATCTTGCATCTTGGATTGATGATTTCGTCTTTGAGTTTCTTGACCTCATCAATTCGTTTTTGATTCAGTTCGGCAACAACTCCTTTGAGCCGTTTGACTTCTTGTTTTAGTAGGTGGGTTTCCTGGTAGTGGTTCATAGTTCGTTGATGATTTGAAATAATTGATAGGCAATTTGTGGCACTATTGCATTCCCATATCCTTTGATGGATTCCGCTCTCCACTTTGGAAAGGTAATTCCGTCCAGTTCGGTGGGAATCCCATCATCTCCGCCACAAATCGGGGATTGAGTTGGGAATTTTTCCCAATTTGCTGGGCTACAAAATTGTTTAAGTCCGTATGTCTTGGATATGTCGGATGTATTATTGTCGTACCTTGATTCTTGTCCGATGCCGTTGGTGTCGGTAGCATTCCGCTTCCTGCCATTGCGGATAAACCTGAACCCATTTGACTCTTTGGATTGTAAGTTTTCGATCCTTTGTGTCCTTCCGATGCTTGTGGTGTTGGCAGCATACCCATTGACATTGCTCGTGTTAATGTCACCGAGTGCATACTCCCCTCCTTGACTTGTGTTGATTTCATCGTTGCCGTTGCGTTTGATGAATCCATTGCCGTTGGCGTAGGTAACATCCCCGATTCCACTACATCTCTCAATTTCACACCCCACCTCACTCCCTCTTTGTTTGTTCTGAAATAATTGCCGTTTTCCATCTGCACATTCTTTACACATCCCCCTTCTGCATCCGCAGTTCTTGGTGTTGGTAGCATTCCCCTCATTGCTTGTTGCCCCAATCCGAGAATGAATGGACTGTTCCCCTTCTCCATTTGTTTCTGATTCCTGGCATCCACTTTCTCTATTGGTGCTTCGTCCATCATTGCCGTTGGCGTAGGCAATAAACCAGCATCGGTCTCTTCTATGCGGTGCGTTTTTGGCACAAGCTGGAATAATAAACGGCTGTACTTCGTACCCTTCATTTTCCAAGTCAAGGCACACCTGCTGGAATACCAGTCCGCCATCAATATTCGTGATACCAAAGACATTTTCAGCGATGACGAATTTGGGTTTAATCTCTTGAATTGCTCGTAGCATTTCGCCCCACAAGTAGCGTTCATCATCCGTGCCTTTTCTTTTCCCGGCAAGGGAGAATGGTTGGCAGGGGAATCCTCCCGTAAGAATGTCAATTTTGTTTGCATATTTTTTGAAATCAGTTTTACAAATATCAATGTGACTATCCGCATCAGGGAAGTGATAGTCCAATACTTTTCGTGGAAATTCCATCCACTCGCAATGAAAGATGTTTTCCCATCCCATCCACTCCGCAGCGAGATCAAACCCACCTATTCCGCTAAACAATGAACCGTGCCTCATAGTCTTTCTTCGTACATTGTGCGTTCACCGATGAATGTCGTTTTGATTGTGTAGCATTCACCGTGACGATTCTTTGCGATAATGAGTTCGGCTTCTTCTTGCTGGAGCTTCTCACCTGAATAGTATGCCGGGCGGAATGGGAACATCACGACATCCGCATCTTGCTCAATACTTCCACTCTCACGGATATCACTTAGCATAGGTCTCTTGTCCGCTCTCTCCTCACATTTGCGTGATAACTGAGCCAACACAATGACGGTGATGTTTAGTTCCTTAGAAAGCAATTTAAGGTTTCGGGATATTTCTGCAATCTCTTGTTCCCGGTTTGTTTTTGTTCCTTTGATTAACTGGATGTAATCAATCACCAAAAGTTCAAGTCCGTGTTTGGCTTTGTGAATCTTGGCTTTTGATTTGATTTGTTGTATACTGCAATTCGGATCATCGTCAATGTAGAATTGCACCGTCTGATTGTTGGCTGAATTGATAAGTTGCTGAACTTCAAACTCACGAAGGTTTGCATTGCGAATCTTCCAATTGGCAAGGTCGGTGATCAATGACAAGTATCTTTTGACAAGTTGCTCGTTGCTCATCTCCAGCGACAAGAACAATCCCTTACCACCAATCTTGGCAAAGTCATACATCAGCGACAAAGCGAGTGCAGTTTTACCTTGACCAGGTCTTGCAGCCATCACAATCAAATCACCATTGTTCCATCCACCCAATACCCGGTCAAGTCCTGCCCATCCCGTTTGTCTACCAGTGAGCTTGTCACCTCTTTGCACCGCCTCAATAATAGCATCGACGGTCTTGTTGGTAACTGTTGTAATTTGAACAGGATCGTTGATGGTTGTGAACTTGGTATTGTCAACCATCGTTTGAACATTGGTCAGAATCTCTTTCAAGTCCTCAGTCAAATCCAAGTTGCTGATGTTCTCAATGAATTGTTTCTTCAGGTACTTGTGTTCAAGTGCTGGAAGGTGACTGCTGATGTTTGGCATACCGTAGACATCTTGAGTCAAGCGACCGATGGCAACCATCTCAGCACGATTGAACTTCTTGCCTAAAGTCAGCACATCAATTTCATCGTTGTTGATGTACATCTCCAACATCACATCAAAGATTCTTTTGTTTAATGGTGTTTCAAACCATTGTGATTTGATTCTCGGCAACATTGCACGAGTTTGGTCGTAGAATAGTAGTTGACCAATAATGTAGTCCTCAAGTTCGCTCGTCATATTCTTGCAAGTTAAACACTTTTCGGTGGATAATTTGTGGAGTAGTCGTATTATTTGAAAGATTATTGTTCTTCCAAGTCCGCACCGCTGCCCTCCAGTTCTTCATTTTGTTTTTACCAACTAACCATCCGTTTGATTCGTAGTAGTCAAACCATTTTTCAGATACATCAGCCATTCCGATTTCAGTCATATAGGTTTTGATTTCAACAATGGATGGTTTGATAAAAACATCCTTCTTTACTTTTATATCTTTATCACTATCAATAACAATATCAATATCACTATCGGCATTTTTGGTATCATTTGGTATGCCACTTGATGCGGTCGCATCCCATCGCATACGAGCATTGTCAGAATTACGCTTCCTGATTGATTCGTATTTTTCCAAATCTCTCTTTAATGCTTGTCTAATTGGTTCAAATGCAATCTTGGTGATCACACTATCACTTTGTGGGTCTTGGTCGTTTACATAGCGTAGAATGTGCTTAAACAAATTACCAGCTTGTTCATCAGTTAATTGTTCTACGGTGTGAATAATATCACAATATAGAAGGAATGATTTTTTGTCGTTTGCCATAAAATAAAAAACCCCTGAACAAATGATCAAGTACGAGTTGAACATTTGCCAGGAGTAAAGGTCTGATGATAGTTGTCTCGTACACAACTGAAATACCTTTGCAATATACTACATCAAACTGAATATCCCAAATCCTTTTTTACTTTGACTTGGTATCTTTGGCGTGACTGGTAGTTCTGCCCACGAAGATGTTCGTGATGCTCTTGGAGTTGAGCTCGTGTTCTTCGGATGGTTTCGGGTGATGGTAGTTGCTTGGCTTCAAACATCGTGAAGAAGTCATTGCCGTTGCACATCCCTTTATAGATCACCGTCATAAGTTTGAAATCACAATCCCTTGTTTCCGGCTTGTTAATCATTACTGCCGTTACCGTTGCTTTGATATACTTGTTCATAGTTGTAGTGTGGTTTTATTTTAGTGTATAAATACGCTGCTCTTTTTGGGTTAATGTTTAATCTCCATCCGATGTATTCCCAAGTGTGTCGCATATCCTCACGGAGAACTGCGATTGCCCAAATGAGTGCATACTCATCCATAGATTTCCTTCGCTTTGCTGAATCCGTCATTGTAGTGTTCCTGGCTTATGAATGGTTCGTACTGCGTTGCTTGTCGTTCTATGTCCATCAGGATTGATGTCGTGTAGATGTGTGACCTCAGCTCACCGCTTTGGACTTTTTCCCATAGCAACTCAAAGATAAATTCCGTTGTTGTTTTCATTGTCTATCTATAAAATTTGCGTAATCAATTGCATCTTGCTCATTCTCAAATGTGGCGAGTAGCTCTCCGGCATAATAAACTCGCCACTTTATTATGAAATTAATTGATGCTTTTACCACTAATGCTTTTATCATTTTTTGCCTTTTCAATTAAATTGTTTGCGTGTAGTTCCCAAGTTTTTGCCCGGTCATTTGCTTCTGCAATCTTTGATCTGATACTCAGATTCTCAGTTTGTAAATCCCAAATGTCACGGTTCAACTTGTTCACTCGATCTTGTAGTTCTTCTTCCCTTGCTGAAAGTTCATTGACTTTGTACAAAGCGATGGTGAGAAACACACCCATTCCGATGATGATGATTGTTGTCATAAGAATCTGAATTTAAAAATGTTTTGATTTTTGTTGTCATTTCTAATGATTTCCACAAGGTTGTGTTTGTCATACTGCCTTAGCATTGTGTACAAATCTTTAACATAGTGTTCACGCATAATTTTTTGAAGCACTGGATGCTTTCGATCAATCCATTCGTTTCCAAATTCTCTTTGAACATAGTCAAGAAAATTCCGAGTAGATGTGTGAATTTGAACATTTGGTTTGTTTGAAGGTGATGTTTCCGTAAAGTACCGATTCAAGATACTCCAAGCTTTCTTCAAGATTGCCAAATCACCTTCCGGCATTTGGTCAAATAATTGCATTTGATTCATAGTTTTTTTATTTGTTTTTTCCTTTGTAAAATTTGTGTTTGTAGATTGTCTTGGTGTAGGTATCAAATTCGGGGATGTAGTTGTCCTTCTCAAATTGATACGGTGATGCCTCCGGCAACTTGTCAAAGTCATTGAAGTATTGTTTCAACTTCCAGTACACGAACATCACCGCAATGGTGATGGGTGTGATTACGAGTAAGAATATTAAGTCCATAGTTTAGTTGTTGTATGTAAATTCCGTGTAGCCACCTTGAACAAACCATTGAGCTTGTTTTTTAGTATCAAACCCAATGGCAATTTCTTGGTCATCATTTAACCAAACAATTCCCCACCAATTACAAGTGTCAAATGATGTGCGATCTCTGTTGTCAATTACTTCGTGTTTCATAGTGATTCAAACTAACAACCTTTCTTTCACAAATGCAAATTTATTTTACTATGTTCTTTGTGAATGAACGATTTATTTAGTGATTGACAAAAATAGTTCTCCAGCCGCAGCCAACTTCTCGTCAATGATTTCTTGAATGTCCTCCTCCAAAGTGATCAAAGTTTGCGTGAGCTTCTTTCCAATGGGCATTCGTGGATCATACGACAAGAACAACGCTTCCGTCATCTCCGTTGCAACCATACCCATCTGAACTTGCCAATAGTATTCCGGGCGTTTAGATTTGAGTTGCTCGTTATTGGTGATGAATGAGTTCTGAAGATGGTTGCCTGAATTAAAAGGACATTTGATTTCAATCAAGTGAGTTCCAAGTGCATCAGGTGAATACCCACCCCATTCTCCATAGGTGATGAAGGTGTATGTCTCCGCACCGTAGTATGTGTAGAAGTCATCGGTCTGCTGAGCAAAGTAGTGGAACGCTTCTTTCTCGTGTTCCTTGCCCCAATCCAAAGCACGACCATACATCTCTGCTCTTTGCCCGGTCAGATACTCCGCTGCCTTCTCAAAGATGAATGTCTTTGCAGTTTCTGATAGGTACTCCGATTTGTTTTTCGGAGTTCCCATCAGCTTATGAATTTCGGATGCGGTGAATCGTGAACGCCTTAGATCTTGCCAATCGTCCTCGTTCAAATTAGTGTGAATTGTTGGAAGTTGAAGTTTCATTTTTCGCCAATTAAAAGTTTCTGATTTGTTTCGCTCACTTCAAACTTACTGGTGATGTCGGTCATCATTCCACCTGTCTGCAAGTGTTCAACTGCCTTTGCCCAACTCTTGTGCTTTGGCGTGAGTTCTTCTTTCTTGGGTGCTGACTGCCTTCCCATTGCTTTTTCACCATCATCATCATCGTCAATGTTTAGATTTAAGATTGAGCCGAGTGCATATCTCCGTGCATAGGTCATTGCACTTCCCATTGCTTGTGGATCGTTTTGTTTTGCAACCGGCATCACATAGGATGATTCCATCCACTCGCCTGATTCAGCGTGAACGATTAATGTCGTGAGGGCATTCCCATCAGGGAACTGTGTGATTGCCAATCCGCATTCGCTCAATGGCTTTTGGATGGTGTCCAGTATGTTCGCCAAACTTGCATACTTTGATTTGAAAAAAGGATTGCTTGATTCCTTTCCGACCTTGCTCACCGTTGCTTGGAAGTTTACCAAAGCACCGGCAATGTTCTTGATTGATTCTGATTTGTTCATAGAGTTTTTTGTTTATAAAAAGTTAGTTTGTTGTCCGAGCATAAATAATACAGTAAACTTGTCGGGTTCGTGATGAAAGAATGCCTCCGAGTTGATGCCATCAAATTCAGTTGCAACACAATCACCGAATCCAACTTGGCGAGAATTGACATAATTTCGCAACTCATCAAAGTGATTGTTGATCAGATAATTGTCAACGGCTTCAATTGTGTAGATGTATTTCTCTACCTGAACGATACCACGAACGGAAAGAATCCATCCGTTAATTGCCAACTCAATCATTGTTCACCTCCCTCAATGCAATCTCAATGACGGCTTTTGCTTTTGGAGAAACGATGTTTCCCTCTACTAAATACTTTCTGACGGTGGGAAGTGACACTCCCGTTTTCCGTGCGACAATCTGATAAAGACCTTGTCTTCGTTTCAGTTTGATTGTTTCAATTGCTTTTGCGTAATCCATAACGAACACAAAAGTAAAATAAACTTTTCAATAATGCAAATAAAATTTACTTTTAATTAGATTTTTATGTCTTCCGAGAATATCAAATCCCCAAAACGAGCATTCAACTCGTTGACCAATTCCATCTGAATTGATTCCGTGAATGCCTTTTCCAAGAATGGTTGTGCCTTTGTTCCGCTTCGGTGAATCTTCTTGGCAATGGCTTTGGCAAGTGAATCGTATGTTTGACCTTCAGCCGGTTTGATACCTTTTTGTCTTATCCACTCTTTTAACGACTGCCATAAGTACGGAGTGCCTTCAATATGTCCTCCTCGTGTTGGCTTCCTTCCGTATTCAATGAACTCCCAATAATCCTCAGCCACAAGAATGGTGTTGATTGATGTCGGTGACTTGGTGATGTTTCCTGGTGCGAACGATTGGCGAAGTTTGGATGATGCGTTTGTTCCATTCGCATCAAGATTCGCCTGAATCGGTGGGATGACTTTCTTGTTCCACCAATCAATAATGATCTGCTGAAGGAGTGAACCTTGAGATGCATCACCTAAATAAGTATCAAGTGCATCAGGTAATTTGGATAAATCTATTTGAGCCATCCTACAAGCGTTAAAACAAACAAACCTATACTTATACTCTTGAACAACTTCAAAGTGCGTGAGATGGCTTTATTTTGCTTCACAAGGACTTTGTTCTCATCCTTGAGATATCCGATGTTCAACTTTTGTTTGATGATGATAGAATCTTGCTGGTCAATGATGATGGAATCCGCTTGGACAATCTTCATCAATTGCCCTACTTTCTGCCGTGCGATTGCACCTTTCACCAAGTAACTATTTGCCGAGCGTAGAGTCGCAGAATCTATGGAGACGGATTGCCCCGTCAAGTCCGTCAGATGTAGCATCAAAAGTATCAAGAAATATCGTGTCATAGTGGTTGAGTTCTTCAATGAGCTTTATTCTTTTTATCTTGGTGTGTTCAACGATTCGCTCGTGCATCTCTACATTCATCTGCGGTGGTACTGGTCGGTGTTCTTCTTCAAAGTTGAACATTGACCAAAGCACACTACACAGGAACAACGCAACTATTAGCCAAATAAGGAGTGAGAACTTGGAAGTTGATTGCATATCCAGCAAGTATGTCAGTTTTCGCATCATAGAACGGAGTCGCATTTCCGTTGATGCTTAATTCAAAGTCACCATCCGATTGATTGTTGTTGTCAATCAACGCAAATATGTCAGCCATAATCTGAGCAGTATCAGAAAGAACCTCAATCGTGTTAGATTCAGATTCAAAAACACGATCCATCACGAGCAAAGCAAAGTTGTATGTCATCAACTTCCCGGCTGACTGCAAATTAAATCCATCAGGATACAACCAAACCAAAGGATAAAACTCAACATTCTCCACCGTCAAATTAGATTGCTGACCAACACCAAACTTGCCGACCATCTTATGACTTTCGGCTGCGGTCTGAATCTTTTTGATGATTTGGTTTAATGTCATTTTTTAGGAATTTGAGAAGTTTGGCTTCGTTGTTTTTTTGCCACTTATTTGTCCTGGTCGGTGGGGAAGTCATAGTTGAAGAAACAATCGTCATATCTTAATGGTAAATAAATTCCACCGCTGAATGCAGTTGATTTCGGTCTGATGGTGTCAATCGTGTTGCCGGGATTCAAGAATAACGGATAATCATTTGTATTGGTACGCAAGTAATCACGCAACCTATTTGCATAGTATTCAGCTTTGTCACGATAGCGACCTTCAATCAATGTCATCTCCTCAACGGATACTGCACGAGCATTGTCAGATTCACGAGATGCAACCGATTTATTCATCAACTTGAATGTCATTGGCAACATCGCCTCAGTCAAAGTGTAATACTTCAAACAAGGTGCAATGTATGAATCCAAAAGAGTGACATTCAAGTTTGTCAATGTAGATGCAAACGCTTGTGTCTGCAACTGGTTGTAAATACCCGAACCAATCACATCACGGATGTAGATTTCCTGAGCTTCTTTGATTGCCGACTTCAGCAGTTTGTCGTCAACATTCTCATTCAAAGGTGTGTTGTCCTTCAAATAGGTTGTTGATATGAAATATACAAAGTTTGTCATTTCTTGATCCTCCTTAACAATTGTTGCTGCCAAATGTGACGGCATTGTGGAACATTGACATCCCTCACGGGATCGTGATACCATCCACCTCGTCTTGACCAAACATCAATACCGGTCTGAGCCGACATTGCGTCAATATCCGCACGAGAATAAACACGATTGCTCCTATCTATTTGACGGCAGAAATCACGAGAGCCGGGTATAATCATTCCACCGCTGATTCCTGGTGCGACTGCATATTTGTAACGGACAACGATTTCGGTTTGTAGTTGACTGATTTCATCCAATCCTTTTGTTGTAACCTCAAGACCTTGATTGTATCCTTTGATTAACTTGGCATCGTTCAATTTTGCAATGGTATCAACCACAACTTGTGGATCAAGTTTGGTGATGTTGACAATATCGCCTATCTGCAAACCTTTGTTTTCCTTCAGCACATTCAAGATGGCTGATTCAATCGCAGATGCAAAGTCAAACTTCATCACTTCAAAGTTCTCAGCAGGTTCGCCGTACTTCATAAACACCGCCAAGTCACGCTCATCATCCCATCCAAAAGGATTCTCCGATGCAAATGCAACGGGTGCTGATGACGATTCCAACAAATCACCGCCCTCTATCGGTGCAAGTCCAGCCAACTGACGCTTCTCGTTGATGGTCATATTTGACAAGACATTGTTTGCAACCAATGGACTCAAAGCGTTGATGGCATCGTTCAATGATGACTGCACTTTGACATTTGAAAGTGCTGGAAGTCCTAATTCTTGACGAGCTTCTTCGTTTGAAATCAAACCGGCAGTAAATAACGCTTGATAATCCAATCCGATTGGTGGTTTGTTAATTGTTTCTAAGCGAACTGGAGAGATGAACTCAAACAAGTAAGTCAAAGTATCGTCAATCTTTTGTTGACGGGGTTCAATGTATGATTGTTGGAACATCTCATACGCTTCAATCATCTCACTACGACCACCCAATTGACCCTCTACACGCACTCCAAAGAGCATCGGTGAGTTCACCTTGTGTGCAACGAATATCTCTTGTTGTACGGTCTTATTTAACAAATCAAATTGCTTGTCAAAGTCAGACGGTTGCAAGTTGCTGATCACCGACTCTTTCTCTTGTGGATCGTTGTATTGGATGATAAGTCCACCAGCATTGTCCGTGCCTTGATAATTCTCTTTGAATCGTCTTGCAGTTGAACGAGCTTCTTCAGGTGTTGGAATTCCCTTGAATAACTGGATATGCGTTTGTGCCGTGAATCCGTTCTTGATGCTATTCAAATAATAATTTGAAATCTCGGTGTCCACCTCAATGTATTTTAATGCACCGATGTAATCAGGCAAAGGATATTCACCTTGTCCGGGACGGTAGAATTGGCAATAATAAAGTGACTTTGATTCTCTTGTGGTTGTGTTGAATGGCTGATAGTGAACTTGCTCTGCCTTTCGGTCAGTCCAATCCTCGCAATACACATACTCACCTTCAAGTCCTTTGCGGATATTCTTGAAAGGGATGTGGTATATTTCAGCGATTGCCGTTTTTGCTTTGTTCCAAATTATCTCAAGGCAGTAGCCATTGAACAACTCAAGGTCGTATGCTATTTTTCCTTTGACTTGGTCAAGGGTTTCGTATGCGTTGATGGCTTTGATCTTGGCTTCGGCTTTTGCGATGTCAACGGTGTTTTGTCCAAATACTTTAGTGCCAACTCCAGATATATACGAAGCTTTTGAAGAAACGATTGCATTGTGTTTAGGGGATTTGTTAAATAGTTCAATTAAAAATTCGGGATAGAGATTGTCCGCTCCGAAAGTGACATATCCTTTTGCCTTATTCTCTTTGAATACTGGCAAGACATTGTCGTGAAAATTAATTCTTTGGAAGATCATCTCTACTAAATAGCAATCATTCCTTTTTGTTTGAGAACTTGTCAATAGATGTGAATCCAAGACAAGCAATCACGATAAATTCCACCGCACTCACCAACTCTGCAGAAGGTACGATGTCAGCAGGGCTGAGAGAATTATGAGCCATAGTGCCAAACAAAACGAAAGCACCGATGATGCCAACGAATCTCTTTGATGATGCTTCTCCTTTGTCACCTTTGAAAAAATCTAAAAACTTCATATTTCGTTTGAGTTTAATAATGTATAGGTGAATGAGTTTCCGTGCAATGCTGCGGCTTTTTTAACGATGACCATAAACTCATCAAAGTCAGCGGACTTTTTGAACACTTGACATCCCTCACTCCAGTTCTCTACATAGGTAGAATCCGCACCGGCTTTGTGGATGTTGATTCCGAACACACCCTCTTGAATTTTTGTTTCATCATAGATCATATCCTTGTTAGCATCACGGTAAACTTTGACATTCTTCGCTTGTTTCAATGCCTCATATTTGCCTTGATGCAAACCGATAGCGTGAGAACCACGATATTGACCAGCAACCAAACGAGCAACACCACCAGCGTTGTGAAATTCCTTCACGCCTTTTGTTCCTGGATCAGTTGTCGCTGCCCACTTTTTGAATACCCAAGCACCGTTGTGTTTGTAGCTCAAAGTGAGAAAATCATCAAATAGGTTTGCCACCTTGTTGCCGGTTGAACGAACACCGATGATGTTTAGGTTTAATTCTCCAGTTGAGAAATATGCGAATCCCTTCTTGATCATCGCAGCTTCAATTTGTTCCCTTGTCATCTTCCTTGTTTATTGTATGGTTTGCTTGACTTGTGTTTGTTCTTGTGCTTGGTATGTCTGCGAAGTTTATTCTTTGGCTTCGCTCTGAATGTTGATGTGTTACTTGCCTTTGCCATTAGTTAAATATGTATAAACGGAAGTACTCAAAGTCCTCTTTCCCACCTTCTTCAACATAGTTCAACCACGCATCGTATGCTTTGCCTGATAGTTGCAATGGCACTTCGCTTGTATCAAGTCCAGCACCAATCATCTTGACTGCATAGACCTCAACTTTCTTGGTCATCACATCAACCTTTTGTTCGGCAACGACAACGGCTTCTTTTAACGCTTCCTTTTCTGCAACCTTTGATTCAACCATCTTGTCATTCATCGTGTGAGCCATTTTAGTGACTTCTGCTGAACTTTCTACATTTTTTGATACCTTGTTAAGCAACGCATCAATTTCATCGATTGTAGGGGTTTGTTTTGCGTTTGCAATTGTGAACACATAACCCGTCATAAATAGGGCGGTGAAAACTAATAATGCCGTTCTCATAGTTTTTTCATTGTTTGCATTATACGGATTTCAGTCATAGCCGATGCCAAACAAGAATCGGATCGTTTCAATGCGTACGATAACTTGTCAATCTTGACATCCAACAATTCAATTTTTTGGTTTGCCTTTTCAATCTGCTCTTTATATCCCGAACGCAAGTCCATATACAAATAAGACACAGCCAACAACATACAAAAAGATACGGCAGCAATCGGGTTCTTCCGAAATTGGTCAAAGCTGACGGGCAAGGCATTGGGTTTTTTAACGGCGGTCATTATATTGTCGGTTTGGGTTCTGGTACGATGCAATAAGGAGAATCGGGAAACTTCGCACAAAAGGTTTTAAGATAAAGCGAATCGTCCCCACTAAAAGTATGCACCCCACACGGATTTGGGAAAACCTCAAACGGGGCGAAACTTGCGGGTGGTTCTGAATAGAATAGAATATCTACCGCCCACTTGTCGCTTTGCTTTGTGCAAACGGGTTTGTCATCTTCCGTTCCCCACTCTAAACAAATAAAGCCAATTTCAACAACTGCGCAATTAACCCAAGTTGTCACGGTTTCCCCGTCGGGAGTGGTTGTGGTTTGTTGTATGTCTTTTTGGAGTGTTGCCCATTGTGTAGGGGTGAACTCAAATTTAGAAAAGGTTTTCATAAGGTAGTGAGTGATGCAAGTTCTGCGTTTGTTAGGCGGGTGGGGAATAGGATGGCTTGGTTAATTGAATTACCAAATTGATAAATACCACCCAAAAAATCGCCAACTCTAAGAAGTGTACACGCTGGAATTGATGCGCTTGTATCGGTTGCTAATTGCGTTCCGTTATGGTATAAAACAATATCATTATTTGCATATCCGATTGCTAATTTATGGCGTGTATTTGCTGTTAACACAGTTCCACCATTGTATAAAAATTGTTGAGTTGATGAAGCCGCAATATATGCCTCTATTGTTCCACTTACTAAATTCAAATAAATAATGTCACCACCCGACCCCGTTGAAATTAACATAAGTAAATTATTTGAATCATAAGAACCTTTGGCAATAAAGTCCACAAACATCGTTCCGCTCGTCTGCCCAATCAACGAACTTATCCCCGTCTTGCTACAAGCATCCGCCACCCTTGTGGCACTTGCTGATGTGGTATTGATTAGACTGGTGACATACGAACTTTGTTCAGATTGAGCACCCCACAAATACAACCCACTCGTTCCGTTGCCCGCATATGCTTGTGCTCGTGTTGCACTTGTTGATGTTTGAATAGCAAAATAAACCAATGGCAAAGTAGCCGCGGCAAGTGTTGCCGTGATTGTACACCTATACCAACCATTCCCCACCGCCGTAATTGTTGCCGTTGATGATGTTGGGTAAGCGACTCCATTTGTTAAATCAAAGTTGGCAAATGCATTGATGTTTGTACTTCCGTTAAAAAGTAGTTGCAAAATGCTTCTTTCTCCTGCTTTTGCATAAACCGAAACGGTGTAATCCGCCGAGGCATAAGTTCCCGTATTTGAATAAACATAGTGTGCTTGGTTTTGATTGTTTTCTACAATCTTATCCGCGTTTTGCGTTCCGTCGGGGCTTGTTATTTGATTGGCTGTTACACTTGCATCTTGCGTGTTCCATTGGTCAAACTGCTCTGAATAAGTCAAAACATTCGTACTCTGCTTCTCCAACAACAAACTAGGACACCCGCCCCCGCCATTTTGGTAGGTTAGGCGTGGTACATTTAATCTGTCGGTAGTGGGGAAATAGGGTTTGGTGGTTGAGCCGATGTTTAGTTGTGCGTTTTGAATATAAACATTACCCGCAACAGTACAACCAAATCGAACATAATATGTCGTTGTCATTACGGCGGTAACTGAAATTCTGTACCAACCATTCCCAACGCTTTCAATTACACCGCTACCGCTTGTTATTGTACCGTTTGACAAATTTACAATTACCCTTGGGGTTGGCGTTTGGTATATGTCAATAGCAAAAGAACTAACAGAACCCGCCTTCGCATAAATTGAAAAAGTTTGTGAACCTAACTGACTAATAACTTGGTAGGCGCCATAATCTCCATTCGCCCCGCTATCTGTAAATAAAACGGCATTTGTAGTCCCATCGTACCCCGTTTGCCCAGTTGTTACACCACTTCCAGCGGTATAATTCCAATCGCCACCACTTGTAGTAAAACTTTGACTTGAAACTAACAAATTCCACGGGCAAACCTCAACCAATCCCGCGCTATTTACTCGCGTTCCGTTGGATGCACGGGTGAATGACAAATCGCCGTTTCCGTTTGTGGGTATTTGAGAATAAACAACATCCTCTTTGTAGCCACTCGGAATCATCACGAGTGATGCTTGACTTAGTAGATTGCTCATAAGTTGTTTAATTTATTAAGTAAACAAGAGATGCCCTCATAATAACCTCCGTCAGTTGTGATGCGTGATTTGTAACCTTGTACAATATCCCATCCCTGACCTTTGTATAGACGATTTCGAGTGCCAATTCCGATGCCTATCATTTTAGTAGCCGATTACTGATCCTGAAGAGATAACGAATCCGGTGATTTTTGATGCTCCACCTGAAGGTAGATACGCTCCTTGCTGAAGTGTGATTCCACTCAATCCACGAGCTGAAAGAACATTTGTTCCGTCTACTGAGAATGAAGTGAACACCGTGTCTTCTTGGACTACAAGTGCTGCATAACCTACTGATGTGACTGTACCCGTGCCGTGATATTTGAATCCATCGCCACCAGCCAAAATGCTTGTTGAGTTGCTCATATTGTGTGTATTTTTTCTATTAAAGTTGGAGTGTATTGTGTCACGCTTGATGTGGTTTCTACTTTTAAGATTCCGATTTCACAAAGTGTTCCACCGCTGGTGCTGACACTATACTCGTGTTCGCCTTCCAAGAGTGTACCGGTTGTTCCTTCAATGAATTGGAATTTGTTGTATCTCTCCGTTTGTGTGCTGACATCGGTCAAGGTTCTTGTTAGTACCGTTTCCGTTTGTCGGTGAGTGAAAGTAAAAACATACGATGCTGCACTTGCTTTCTCCGTCAAAGTCAAATACCAAAATTTGGTTTGAAGTTTATTAATTGTCAGCATCAATACAAAATAGCGAGTTGAGTTTTATGTAACAAAAAAGGGTGAGCAAATGCCCACCCCCTTTCTCTATGAATCAAGCAGAATTAAATTCCCAATGTAGTCACCACCGAACCTTGCAAGATGAAAGGTGCTTCGGCTTCGATTGCAGATAGAGTTACTTCGTATCCAGTAGAATCACCCATTGCAGTACCCGTGTTGCTGACCATTGCAGTCACATCACAACCCAAGTCCTTACCAGCCAACCAATATTCGTCATTGTTTGTTTTTACAATTGCATAGCAACGACCTTGTGCAAGGAGTTTCATCTCGTTGCGTTTGGTTGTTGACAATCTGCGAAGTTTGAACGCAATGTCAGCTTGGTTGAAAGATGTGCCGTTTTCAATTGAAACATTTGTAGTGTTTGTCAATGATCCGGTTGCTTTCGGTAGCTCGTAAGTGTATACATCACCGCTTACAACAGTTGTTGCAGTAACTACACCACTAACAACGGTAAACTTTGATGCAGTCCAACTGATTAGGTGGATGCTTTTTATTCCTCCGATTGCTTCTTTGCAATCTAAGGTAAATCCGGAAGTTAATAAACAAGCCATCCTATCTCAAATTAAAGGGTGAAATAAACAACTTCAGATGGGAATGCAACCTGCACACCATACTTGAAAGTCAAACGGAAACGAACTTCGTCAGAATCTTCAGAGTACCAAAGTTTTGCGATTTCCTCTTCGTTTGCAAGGTCAGTTCCTAAGAAGAAGTTAGACAATGAACCAGCGAACAATTTGTTTGTTCCGTTCAAACCACCAACGGCGATCAACTTCATATTAGTTCCAGGATAAACCATTTCCATTTCAGTTGCAGCATCAGCCACATAGTGAAACAAATTGGCGTTCTTCAAATTAACCAACATCAACTTGTAAGCATCAACACCCAAGAAACAAACTAAGTCAGTTTTGGTTGCAACGGCAGCAGGGATGTTTGCATAGATTTGATCCAAGATGTCATCAATGTTTGCAGCAGTCACGGTTGTGAAAGTTGTTGGAGCAGCGTTTGCCAATGTTGGAGATGCAGCAGCGATGATCTTCATCAAACCATCAAAACGGCTTAAGTTAGGATTACCACTTGCAGTATCACCTTGCCAAAGAGCAGTTTCCAAAGTTTGTGCAATCACGGCTACCTTCTCGTTTCCAATCTGCTCCTCGAAAGGAATCATTGTTGGTGAACCGGGCATAATTTGTGTCTGCATCCACTTTGCTTCCAAAGTTTTAGGGCATAAAGTTTCTTCAACTTTCACAGCACCAACGGTGATGTTTCTTTGTGTGAAGGTAGTTGTACCACTTGGATTGTATCCGCAGCCATCGGCTTGAAAGAATACAGTTGAAGCGATAATGTTCAAGGCAGCAGATGACTTAACACCTACTTGCACTTGGTTTGCAGCGTACATCGCAGCAGCAGTTTTACCGCTGAACAATGCTTTAACCAACAAATCTGTTGATTGTTCGTTGTTGTAATTAACGAGAGATCCGACTGAAAATGCCATAGTTTTAGTTTATTTATTTAGTGAGTTTTTTAATCTTTTTAATGCTTCAAACTGATCATTCTTCTTGTTTGAAACGGGAGTTTTTGTGGGTGCTTCTGAAGGCAAGTCAGCAACTTTCTCAATCAAGTCGATTGCTTTGCTCATTGCTTCTTTGTGTGTGTTGTTAGATGCAGTCAATGTTGCCACCTTAGCAGTCAATTCAGCGATTGCAGTTTCCATCTTGGCAACTACTTCGTTGAATGCAGACACGGTTGCGAACTCTTCGGCTTCAACTTCAATTTCTACTTCAGGTTCAACGATTTCAGTAACCATTCCACCAACGGTTGTCACCAACAATCCACCTTCAACTTCGTGAGTTGCATCGGGTGCTGGAATGTCACCTTCAGCAGTTTGAACGAAGATGGCAGTTCCGATTGCCAATTCACCTTCGTAAGTGATTACAGTTCCATCAGTCAATGTGGCGGTTGCCATCTCGACTTTGATTTCTTCGTCAGAGAATCCGAGCATTGTGCGGATTTCCTTGAGTGTTTCTTTTGCGTTCATTTGTATATTAATTAGTTTTTTGTTGTAAGTGTTGCAATTTTATTTACCATTCCATTTGGAAAGGATTGATTTCATTTGCTCAATCAGTTGTTCATCAGCATCAACCGGGAAGTCAAAAACACCCTCAACCGAGAATCCTTTGAACTCGCCTGACTTTACTTTTGCCCACACTTCATCGTTGTCGATTAGGTATGAAACAAACCAAGAACCATCGGCAACTTCTTCAAACCCCTTCGGTGGCATCACGCCACGCTCTCGGTGAATGATGTATGATTCAAACAAGCTCACACCATCTGCAATCGGTGTGTTGTGATTTGTATTCACCGCATCATATTTGTTTCCTCTTGCCCACTTTTTCGCAATCTTGAAGATGCTCTCCTTGTCAAATACCACATAGTATTCACCACGAACATCATCCCTTCGGTAGATGGGTAAATCAGCAATCATCGCTGCACCAGTAACGATTCGTTTCTCCTCATCCTGGATGGCAAATTTACTAGCTGACAATTTGCGTTCACTCCATCGCAACATCTCCTCACCACCCCATAACAAATAGGAGATAGTTCCACAAGCGGTATCATCATCGGGGTTGTAGTATTCCTTCGCTCTTGATAGGTATGAATAAATCCTTTGAACGGTTTCATCGGATATGGGTTCACCTTGTGCCAATTGTTGACCTCTCACCTTGCCGACTTGAGTTGCACACTTGTTGCCATTCTCCTCGTTCAAGCGGATACCTCTTTCGGCATTTGCTTTCGCACCTTCAGGATAGTCCGTGTAACTCTCAAATTTTGACTGATACATTGAATAACATATCGCAACGGCTTCTTCACTATCCTTGCCTTCTCCAATCAAGATTGGTATGCATCTTTGAACGAACTCTTCTTCACTTTCATTTGGATTCGGTTCAACAAACTGCTCTTCAAATGCAAGAAAGTCCTTTTGTATGGCTGGAGTTTCAACCAAAGAAACAAACTCAATGCCTGTTTCCTCGTCAAACTCGTTGATGTCTAATCGGTATACTGGTAACTTCATCTTTCTTAAATAGCACTATTTGACAACGGATACTTTTCTCGTAGTATCCACACGATCGGTTGTTCTGCGGATGTCACCTTCAGTCACAAAAACCTTTGTATCAAATCCGCTTACTGTTGGAAGTGATGAGCTGATATTTGGTGCTGACATTGCTGGTGCATTGATACCCATTGCTCCTCCACCGCCACCACCTGACGCTTTGCCACCTGATAGAACTTGTTTTGCTTTTGCAACATTCGCCAAGATGCGAACAATCCCTTGTGCATAGTATGCTGCGGTGAATACGGGTGTTGCTGGTCCAAGTATTCCAGCAACTTTTGCGGATGCCTTTGCTGATTCAGCGTTTAACGAACTCACGGCAATTGCAGTATCAATGGCAATCTCCACAAGTGCGATTCCCTTTTGAATGTTTTGACGCTTTTGGTCTTCCGCAGTTAAGATGTTATTTAATGCCGTCAATCCCTCAACTGTGCTTTGTGCAATTGAAAGTTTTGCATCTCTTATTTGTTGATCTGCCTTCAGGTTAAGAGCAATTCTTTGCCTATTAAATTCGGCTTCATTCGCCAATGATTTGTCACGATAGAGTGCGTCAATCTTTTGAATCTCTTCTTCGTTGCCTTTTGCAAGTGCTATTTGTTCGTCATAAACACGAGCAGCATCGGTCAGTGATTGAAGTTGATTCAAAGTTAATTTTTCATATTCATCTTTTGCATTGGCTAAACGCTTTTTGATTTTTTCATCTTCAACTTGATTCTCTAAATCTTGAAGTTTTTTCAAATGCTCTAATCTTTTATCTCTTGCTATTTTTGCTTGTTCCTCATTGTATTTCTTTTCCTCCGCATCAACAACCTTTTTCTTTTGAACTGACTCCTCATACAATTTGGCTTCTTCAGTCAGTTGATCAGCAGTCAATTTGATTCCAAGAGATCTCCTTTTTTCAATCAACGCAATGTCAGCATCTGCAATCTCCCTCCGCTTTTTGAATATCTCCAGTTCTTTGCCACCTTGAATTGATAGTATTTCAATTTGAGCTTGTAGTTCCGTTTTACTTTTATTAGTTGCTTTGGTGAAACTTTCCAATTGTCTTTCGGCTTCCGATGTTACTCCAATGAAATCGGTAAATCGTTGAAACAAATTGCCCATAATCTCCGCCACTTTTGAAAGACCAGGAATCGCATTGGTGATTGCGTTTGATACCTTTTCAAAATTTGCCACAACATAACCCAAAGCGATTGCCAACAATCCAATTCCTGATGCTGCGATTGCACCTCTCAAAGTTGAGAATGCTTGTACAACTTTTCCTTTGATTGTGTTTGCCAACGCTGAGAATTGTTGTTGAACTTTTCCCAATCCTTCAAGACCTTCAGCCAATGCCATTGCTCCTTGCAGTTTGACCATTGTCTTTTCCAAGTCCTTTGAATCGTTGCCGAACAAAGCCATCGCACCTTGTGCTGCTTGGAATCCACGAGCAACTCCCTGAACAACTGTGTTGATTTGGGCAAACTTATCGGGATTGACGGCAGCGACACGATCATTGAAATC